TGATGGCGTCAGCATCGTTGCTGGCCTGAATTGCTTTTGTGTTGGTGCTACTGCTTCCCGTATCTACAGCCAACTTTTTTAAACGCCATGCTTCGTCTTTGCACAACTTCGCGCATTCCTCACGCTCGGCATCGGCAATCGACTCAAGAAGCACCGCCAGCAACGGAGGGATGTAGGGCGTGCCGTCGTACTCAACTAGCGGGTAGCCAACTTGCCGTGCCAGCTTGATGATGTCGTCTTTAGTCATATCAAATACCCCGCTGCAAAGAACAACGCCGCTATTGCCAGCAGCGTCAGGACAATCGCCAAGGCGCAGTCAAGCCAGCCGTAGGCAAACAAGCCCTCTTCGTTATCGTCGTTCATTTAGCTTCTCCTTTAGCTATTGCAGCACGGACTTGATCTAGTGCTGGCATTTTTTCATACTGTGGAAGACATCTAACGATGTTGTTTTTCAACGCTTGAAGCAGAGGCTCGGCCATCTTCAACGCCGCCAGCAGTTCCTGATTCACTGCATGGAGTCGGCGCAGTTCGGCGGCGGCTGAGTCGCCTAGTATTGCGCCAACTTTTTCTGTTTCCAGACAGTCAGCCAACCGCAAGGCTTCTGGTTGTGTCATGTCCGATTCCCTCGGCTCGGCAGGGTAAACGCTTGCAGGCTACCTGCTCGTGGTACTTGGGCAGTGTGATCACCGTCACCGGTTCTATAAGTCGTTCTATCCCAAATGCTCAACTCTGCTGCTTTCACTTCACCAGGGAGCTTAGTCCGTTCAACGTACTCACCAAGTATTCGTTTGGTTTGTTTACCTAACTCTACGTTAGCAACTTTAACGATGTAAGTAGGCGCATTGTTCTTAGTAACGTCTATGAGACCACTTTCTTTTAAAAGATGTGTTCGACGTAACTCATCACTTTTTTTACTAATGCCATGTAGTTGTATTAAAGAAGAATGCTTAGTCATATATGTTTTTTGATGTAATCTATCCAAGTTGGTTTGTCTGCAAAGGTACAAGCTTCTAAGCCATTTTTATTAGCCCATGCTAGGTAAGTAGTCGAACTCTTTTTAGAGAGCTTCTGATCCCTGTAGAAGACATAGAGGATGTGGATTTGAGGGTGTTGCTCTTTGATAAGCATTGCCTTCTTACGATCTGTTCCTGTCCACAATCCTTTTGTCTCGACATACACATTTTCTGTAATAGTAAAGTCGGGTGTGTATGTGTGTTTACTTGCTGGAATGACGTACTTAATGCGATCAATCTCATAAGGTAGGTCATAGCCAAGAGCTTTGGTTTGCTCTTGGAACTTAGCTTCAAGACCACTCTTGTAAGCTGCTTCTAGGTGCCGCCTCGGTTTCATGTTGCTGTTGCTCCATCGGAGCCTGCCCCGTGGGGGGCAGTTCCTTGGAGATGTTCGGCTTCGCCGTTGTTCCCCGCTTCGCGGGATGTTGTCGGCGGCATCCACATATCATTGGGCTTTTGCCATATGTAGAGCAGTTGCATATTGAGATGAAACCTTTCGTCATCGTTGTAAAGCTCTTTGCACTTGTCGTAATACTCTTCTGGAAGCAGTCCTTCTAAGGCTTTAGCAGCCTTGACTGGGCCTAAACCCTGAACACCAAAGATGTTGTCACTGCGATCTCCAATAAGGCTTTGCATGTACAAGAATTTATACCCCTCTTCATACGTAACCTCTTGAAATACTTTCTTTACAAAGTTGTAGTGCCTGCCAGGTATCTGAAGCAAGTCTTTATCAATAGAACAGACAACAGTTGTCTTGTGTGTCTTGTCTTGTTGAATACCCATCTCATCATCAGCTTCGTAGCCATTACAAACCATTGCTTTGTGTTGTGTTATTAAGAACTCTCGTACTGCTGTCCAATGTTTAGGTCGGGCGTCTGGTCGTTGAGCTTTATAACTAGGGGCAATTTCTCTGCGGAAGTTGTTTGATCCAGTAAGAAACACTTGGTAGCTTGTGGCTGTAGTGTCTTCGAGGATGTCTTGCATGAGCTTGTCTGCTCTAGCCAGGGCAACCCACTGTTCTTCTTCTTCTGCACTTGCTGCGCTTCTATAAACAACGATGTCCCCATCCACGAGCGCCTTCATATGCTTTTCCTTAAGTATTCAATAGCAGCTTGTAAGTTATCACCGCTATCTTTGAAGTGGCCTAAACCACGATTACAGTTGGTACAGAGTATCCCTCTGATTTTTCCTGTTTGATGATTGTGATCAGTATGTGTGTGACCACCATCAGTACTAAGACTTACACGGCAGATGGCACACTTGTTATCTTGCTCTACAAGCATCTGATCTCTAACTTCTTTGCTAACGCTGTACTTAGTTTTGAAGTAAGAATTCTGTCTTTTTGCTTTGTAAGCAACATCATGTTTGTGAGTTGTGTGCCATACGCGAGACTTTTCTGTAGCACATAGTTTGCAGTAGTACGCATACCCACGAGTCGATGAAGAGTCTTTATGAAAACTATGTGTAGGTTTTTGCCCATAACAAGCTTTGCAAAAAAGTGTTTCTACACCATCTATTAAAGCTTTCATGTCATTCTTTTCCATCCAAATTTTAGAATGTTATTAGGAGCATTGAACTGGGTAGTTCGATTCATACGAAAAGCCGCAATCTCTTTTAGGTGTGTCCACTGAATCTCTTTGCCATCTTCTGTGATGATGTAAAAGCAATAAAGATTAATTGGTTCATCAGGAAGAGTAGTTCTACCATTTTTTTTAGTCACCATATCTAAGTCCTTTCTGTTAAAAAGGGCCACAAGTTATCTTGTGACCCCATAAAAGTTTAAGCTTTTACAAACCTACAGTTCAATCCTGTCGATTATGTGCAATAAAAACGCATGGGCTTGTGGTTGAGTTAGTTCAAATCCATAAGCATCTTTGAACCTATTGTTAATACGATCATGTAATACATTAACTGGGACTTTAATGTTTGCGTCTGTTGGTTTAACTTTAGCAGGACGACCACGCTTGGGTTTTACTTGTGTTTCCATGTGTACTTTCTTTTAAAATTGAGGTTCATCAGCAGTATCTTCTTTCAAAGCTTCTGCCATGTCTAAGTCACCAGCAGTGTAAGCCTCAAACTTACGAGCAAAGCTAATAACCAAGTCAAGAGTAGATGCTTCCAATTCAAAAGGCTTACCACCTCTAGCAGCAATATAAAGATCACTAGCACGAGCTAAAGCATTTTGACGAACAATTGCACGATCACCATGTAAAGCGGGGATAGGGAACACTTTGTCTTTGTAACCACCTCCACCACCGTAAGATTTAGTAGGTACTGGTACAGATGCTGTTGCAACTGCTGCTACTGGTTGTGCTGTTGCACGAGAAAGAATGTTCACTGCTTTAGTCTCAAGACCATAGGTACCTGCAATTCCATCAAAATCAACTGTGTAACCAACGTCAACTCCAGGATTCTTAAAACCACATTTAACCCAAGCTCCATTGATTTTCATGGAGTACGTTGGCTTTACGCCAAACTTTGTAGTTACATCTTTAGTGGATACGGCTTCCACAACGCCATTCATCATTGCCATTTAATCAACTTCTTCCATTTGATACCAATTTAATCCGTAAGATGCCCCTGCATTGAGCTTGAGGGCCAACGGGTGTTTGAATGTCTGTTGAAAATATTTGTGTGTGTCTCTTAAAACCTCCTGTATATCTAAGATAAATTCAATCAACTCTTTTCCTTCTACGTCAAACATCAACGAGTCGTGGATTGTGTTTAACATCAATACGCCTTTGCGATCTTTAAATTGTCGAAAGATGATACCTAGCATCATTGGAACAATATCGCCTGTAGCCAAACCTTGAATTGGGTAGTTTTTTAATTCTGTGGGAGAAAAATTGTAAGTGCTAGGAGACCAACTTGAGTCACTGTAGTATTCGGTAAAAACAAATTTACGACCAGTAGGAGTAGTATGCACGCAAGTGCGAAACTTTTCCAATGAACCTTCACTATCACGAAGGTGTTTTGCTTTGGAATCTACTATCGCTGCAAAGTCTTTGTGCCACGCACCTACTTGTGGATAGCGGTTATAGAACACATCAACAAACTTCTTACCTTCTTCTAAAGAGCACCCAGCTTGCTTAGAGATAGCTTTAGCACCTGCACCATAGATAAGCTGGAATGTACGAGCCTTGAAGGGTTTACGCTCTTCCTTGGTAGGCATACGACCAAACATATCTTTGTACAAAGCACTGTGGATATCAGCACCACCAGAGATGTCAGCAATCAATTGATGATCACCAGTAACGTGAGCAAGTGCTACAACTTCTAGTTGATTAAAGTCCACCTCGACAATGTAGCCGCCATCGAAGCGAGATGTAAATATCTGCTTGATAGGATTGTTGCTGATGTTTTGTAGGTTAGGACTAGTTGAAGACAAGCGACCTGTCACAGTTGCTGTGTGATTCAACTTGCCATGTATAAAGTCACCAATTAGATGCTTGGAAAGACCTTGCACATACGTCGATAGCTGCTTAGAGAGTTCACGATATTTGAGCAGAGCATTGATGATTACTTTTACTTTGGGATCAAACGTGTGATCAAGCATGTCATTGAGAACAGAGTCATCAACAGATATTTGTTTGGTCTTAGCACTTACTTTGTCAGGATCAGGTGTGTAATGAACTGCTGGTAGTAGCTTTAGTGTTTTAGGCATAAGCTTGTACTTAGTGTTGCCGTTCTTGTAAGTACCAACTTCTTCTTTGACCATAATGTTCTTAGTACCACCAAAGAAGTACTGAGACCATTGTTTAGGACTATTGATGTCATCGAGCAAACCAACGGCTAGTGCTTCTAAGTTGAGTTTAACTTCAACATATTCGTTAACTACTTCTACTGTATATGCAGCCAGTGCTTCTTTGTCAATGTGTAGGCCATTGAACATCATTTCAGTGGTTGCTTGTAAAGCTTCCATCTGAGTTTCAATCAAAGTTAATTGCCCTGCTCTAACTGCTTCATGCCATTGTTTACGCGCAATAAGCCAAGTAACTTCTACGTCTTGCACAAGGTATGGCAACAACTCTTCTTTGGGAATCTTTTCACTGCCTAGACCAGCTTGGAAATACGCTTTAAGTTTGTCATCTTTTAATGGACAACCGTACTTTATAGCTAATTCATCTAAAGAAGAGAACTTACTACGTTGCCCAGTTAGTATGTACTCTGCAATTTGTGTGTCCCATACTTTAGATTTTTGAATAAGCCTTTTCATTTCAGGATCAGTTCTGAATAGGTACAACATATCAAAAGAAAAGTTGTGACCACAGAAGACTGAGTAAGGTGTGTATCCGTTTAGAGCATACTTAAATCCATCAGGTCGTTCATAATAGGTGTGCCCATCACCATGACTATCAGTGATACCAAACGCTACAACTCTGTTGTCCAGGCTCATAGGATGAGCTAGTCCTATATCTTCGTTACCGTTAAGTGTTGTTTCAACATCAACAGCAATAAAAGTAGGGCAGGTCATGGTTTTCCTGTCCTCTATTGTTTCAATCATCATTTCTCCTTGTAGTGGTTACTCAAATCTAGCGTGTACGGGGTCAATGTTTACCAAGTACTGCCCATGTCGTTCTGATTCAACAGAGCGAGGACCGTTGCCGGGTAGTTTGTTCTTAGGAACATTTATTGTTCTAAGCATTTCTTCTTCCGGACTCTTCGGGTCTTTGTACTTCCCGAGGGTGATAACAGCATCTGCTTCACCCGGTTTATCCGTCTTGCTTCCACGGAGAGCATCCAAGCCGATATACGGAGGGTCTTTAAGATCGACTGCCGCAGCACTAAGCTGACTAGCAGCAATGACAGGCCCATACGTTCTTGCAAGTTCCCTAGCCCATTTGTAAATCTTACCAAGAACGATATGTTCGGGGTCTGCATTGTTGAATCCTTGTACTTTATCAAGCTGATCAAAGATGATCAGGCCGGGATTGACTTCTTTAAACAAGACTTCCAAATCACGCATGGTGTTGGTGTCTTTAGTAACACGAATCTTGTTCTTATCGCCACCCATCATGGCCGTGTACTTGGTCATAGCTCCTGCAGAATCTGCAATCATGTCTTTAGATTTCATACCAAGAGCAGCCTGGACAATACGAAAGAACACAACCGATGATTCTTCTTCGTTGTTGACCCATACAACAGGACGATCTTTAGGCATCTGTTGAGCAATAAAACTTACTTCTGATGCAAGAAACGTGGTCTTGCCCACCTCAACACGCGCAGCCACAATAAGAAAATTACCAGCACGAAGGGGACCCAAAGAGCGATTGAGAGCTTCCAATCGCCATTCGTAGCCGCTGCTAGCGATGCGGTCAGCAATGCTGCTGAGATCAGCACTAACAAACAAATCATCTTTTTCAATGTATCTCTCCACATCTCTAAGGGCGTTTGTAGTTAAGAGGTGTACGTCTTCAAGGTCTGCTGTACCTTCTTTAACGCGCTCACATTCTTCAACAATCTTTGCTAGGTAGTCCAACTCAATGAGAGACTTAACTACCTCTTCGTGAGCATGGTGTGGAATAAAGCTCTTCGCTTTGGTAAGCGTCATTCGCAACTTAACCAAAGAATCTTCGGTTAGTCGCTTGCTTTGGTCTGCCACTAGATATGCAGAGAATGATTCCCATTCAAAAGTTTTGATACTTGGAAATGATTTGTAGTATTTCTCCATGCCGTCCAAGACGATCATGGTTTCTTTGTTGACTACATGAGGTTTGACGTACCTCTTGTAGCGTAAAAGGTTTTCTTTGCTTTCAGAGCAAAGATGCAAGATGGAATAGTCCACTGAGTTCCTCTTTAGTGTGTTGTTTAGGTTCTTTGTCTTTGTTCATAACGTGGACAGAGGTTGAGATAGGTAGGTAATGTCGTAGTTTTTGCTTTACTTTGCGTGCTCCTTCTATGCCTGCTTGATCAGGGTCTAACCAGATAAAAATGTGTTCAAACTCAAGGTCAGCTATCTGCCTAAGAGTTGTGTCTGACAAGGCCGTTCTTAGTAACGCTACTGATGAAACTTCACCATCTGTGTGTGTTCTATACGCACTAAGGTAGTCTTCGGTGATCACTAGGGTCTTGCTGCTGCAGTAGAACCAAGCAGCTTCACCCTTGCGGGTGTCGCTGTGGTAGCTGGTGATGTACTTGGGGATTGCTGTTGGTAGTAGGTTGCGTACTTGTATGCCTATGTGTGCTTTTGTAGCGTCTAAGAGCACTACAGCTACTTGCTTGGGATTGTTTTTAACACCACTAAACACTGATGCGTTGCTATCACAATAGTATTTAGCTAACCACATCTTGCCTTCGATAGAGATTTCACATAACACTGGGACTGCTGTGTGTCGTGGGGTTGTGGGGTCCTTGGCTCTGAGCCAAGTCCCCATGCGGCTGCTGTCGTCGCTGGCAAAGCCAGATTCATTGCAGTGGTGGCAATAGGCTACTAGGCCACGATCAGTGCGCTTGATATACAAGCGTTTCTTTTTATCCTCACCAGAAGAGCAGCCTACATGGTTGATGTGTACTTGCTGTCCTATGTTACTAGGAGCATTGGCTAGGATAAGTTTTTTGTCTATCATTTTGTTTTAAAGCTCAAAAGGCAATGGCCCCCGAAGGAGCCACTGAGTTTTTGGGTTTTAACAGATTGCGCCGTAAATCTTCAAGCGAAGATTCTTTGTAATCAGAGCAAGTTCTTCCAAAGAGGCATCGTATTTAATACGGTTTGCTCTAAAAGAGATGATCCACACGTTGCCTTTTACATAGCCTTTTTTTGGGTCAATCTTGTCAATAGTCATTAGTCCATCTGGTCTTGGCCCAGTGGTGCCTTTTGGCAATAGTGGGATACCCAACAAAGGGCAGTGTGTAGGAATAACTATGTCTTCTTCTTGTAAATCAAATGGGATGCCAAACTTTTTAGCTCGACACTTTGTTTGAGTTAGCAGTTGGCGTACAGGAAATTTTTTCCTGTACTCCAAGTTGTACGCTATTAGTTCTTCTCGCTTTTCTTTTCTACGCAGTTCTTGTCTAGCAAGAGTCCTGTCTCTTGACTCTCCTTTGCTGTGATAGCGAATGCGGTTGTTTTCTAGAATACTTGGCTTAAGAGCCTCATACCGGAGCTTATTGGCTATACGCTTTTTTTCTTTATACTGCTCTTTCCAACGAGCAAGATTTTCTAAGTCTCTAGGCATGAGGTTTCTTCTGTGTTACAGACGAACTATAGCATAGTTCCATAAATTTTGACAAATAATTCGTCAGCAACTTTACGTTGTGTGTCGTTCAACTTGTTAAGGTACACAGTTGAGTACGCTTTCTTGAGAGTAACGCCCATAGAAAGCTTTTTGCAGATTGAGAACAAGGTGCGAGGAGACATGGTGAGGTTGAACTGCCCAGCTTTGTATCCTTGACGGATCAGATTAGCCAGCTTCACAAGTTCTTTAGCGGCTTTAGCAGAGATGGCAGAACCCCATTTGTTTGTCAACATCTTCTCTTCAATGTCAGCAGTCAAGTAATCGACATAGATTGCAGTACCAAAGCGATCCAAGGTAGCACTGTTTTGTACGTTAGTACCAGCGTGTGCTCCAGTCTCATCACCTTGGCCTTGTGTGTTGCCAATAGCTACTAGCTTGAAGTTTTTGTGAGGCACAATCATTTTGTCTTGAGAAGCACCGGGCATATCCTTGAGAAAGAGCTTGCCATTGTCTTCTAAAAGCCACTGTAAGCCCATAGAAATCTCGGGAGGGGTAACGTCCCACTCATCCCAAGCGAAGACAGCACCGTACTTTACAGCCTCTGTAACTGCACCATCAACCCAATGAGTAGAACCATCTTTAGCGGTTAGTTGACCAAAGATCATGGAAGAATCCATGTCGCCGGTACAGTTAACACGAATAAAAGGTCGATAAGTAAGAGCACAAAGCTGCTCAATAAGAGAAGACTTACCAGCACCCGTTGGACCATAGCAAAGAACTTTCTCATTTAACTCCCAAGCCATCAAGATTGATATAGCCAAGTCTGTTGGAATGACATAAGCAGGATCAATCTCTGGAATGAAAGAAGCAATGCGTTCGTCCCAAGCATAGTCGTGAAAGCAGGTAACAGGAAAGTCATTGATAGGGCTAGGTATCCCAAGAATGTCAGATACGAACTTTTGAGCATCTTTGAGAAGCAAGTCAGAATGCTTTGGGATGCTTTTAACTGTTACTGGGAACACTTCTGGGGGGCTTTCTGGGAAAACAGTTGAGGCTGGTGTAGCTGCTGCCATACGACGTTTCTCCATAGCTTCTTTCAAAGCAACTTTAACTAGGTCTTCAACTTTTTCTTTGCCTGCTGCTTTGGTGGTTACAACGGGATCACTCATGTCAATATCCTCTTTTCAATAAGTTCTAACAACTTGCTCGGTATTTCTTGTGGTTTTGATACCACATCATGTCGTTTGTAGTAATGCTCTACTGACTTACTACAAAGACCTAATCCATAAATATCTATTTTTTTGGATTTCTCTATCTCTTGAATGGCTTGCAATGTAAATGCTTCTAGACCCACACTGCTTTTGGAAGCAGCAGGAGCACCATCCGACATCACAATCATCAAGCGTTTTCTTTCTTTGCGTTTAACTAGACGATCATGTGCCCATAAAATATTTTCTCCATCTGGATTGCCATTCATAAAATTACTGCTTTTTGCAAAGCTAGTAGTCATAACATCTTCTGAAACTTTCAAATCAGAAAAAGCTTTGTAGATATACATAAACGGAACAATGTCGTGAGTTTTGGTATACCCATCAGTAAAGCCGAGGACTTCAAGAGGTATGCCTAAAGTAGAACAAACCTCATTAAGTAAAAGCGTTGAAGCTAATGCGTAATAAGCTTTCTCACCACCCATTGACCCAGACATATCAACTAGAACTGTGATAGCAGCATCTAGAGTTTTGTTTTCTATCTTAGTTTTGAATACTTTCTCACTAAGTCCTGGAGCATTGAAACAGATACGAGACAAACGAGATTGATCTAGTTTGCCCTTACGAGTGCCATATTGAGTCTGCACTCTTGCTCGTATTTGAATTAACCTACGAACTTGCTGCCCAAAGTTTTCTTGTGTTACTAGGAACGGAGTTACTCGTACTTTGTATTCATCAATAAACTTTTTTGATTTAGAATCAAACTCTAAAAACCTACTTTCTCCTAAGTTTTTTGGGTAATTAACTACTAAGAAGTGTTTGTAATCAGTTAAGTCCCAGGTCAATGGACCAGAAGTTGTTACAGGATCAAAGTTAATACCTGTTTTTCCCATTTCCCGACCATCTTCAGGCGTTGTTAATGAGAACTTTTTTAAGTCATCTTCTGTGAGTACCACTTTGATAATCTTATAGTCGTCATCCGCTTTATCCGAAGCATCTTTATTACCTCCTTTGGCAACATCACTTGGTTCAGATGAAGAGGTCTTTTCATCACTGTCTCCTTTTTCTGTATCTACTTTGCCCGTGCCCTTAGAAGAACTTGGTTTTTCAATTTCTTTTGGTTTTTCTGTGACTTCATCTTCTAAAGTCTTGAGGATTTTTAGAGCCAACTCATAAGTAGCTCTAGTTCCCAACTCTTTGTCTAAAATGCGATGGCAAGTAATAAGATCACTGCTAAGACTATTAAGAACATCGGTAATTTTTTTAGCTGGTTTATATGGGGCAGTAACTAACTCAATTAGTGGGAAGTTAGATTTAGAAACTTGAGACTCCCAACAAAGTAGTGCAGTCACTAGCTTTGCCATAGAACTACTTTCTACGGTAGATTTCTCAAGAATCTTTTTAACTATCTCAGAAGAACAATCATCCCAGTTTTCTTTAAAGCCCTTGTATTCCTGCGCTTCGATAGTGTTTACTCTAGAATCTTCTAAGAAGTTCCATGTGAACATTAACAAACTTTTAGGATCAACAGCTATGTCTTTGAGCACCTTAAACGAGCTAAAGCGGTCATGAGCTACCTCATGGTCAACTGATGCCATAAGCTGCTGTAGCTCGCGTTCAGTGGTCTTGTAGGTGATCTGTGGCAAGTAGATTGTCTTGCCATCATGCCTAGGTTGGTTAGTAGACTCAAACACAATCGAGATGCCAGCCCTGCCAGCACTAGCTCGAATGTACTTCATTACCTCAATGCCTTTAGTTAGCATTTAAACTCCCATTAAGAATTTATGGACTTCTTCACTGACTGTCTTGGAATCAAGGTGATCTGGAACAGTGTGGAGTAGTTTGCAAATTTTGCTCACATATTCCTCCGTAGTGATAAGCTCCGAAGTATCAGTTTTCATTTCTTTGATCTTGTTTTGAAGGTAAGTCTTTCCATAGAAAGAGCCATTGGTATCACACAAACCAATACCCAACTTCATTGCTGACGTAATTACCGACTTGCTAGACCTCCACGGACCGGGCATAGAACCAATTTCAAACTCTTGTTTGATTTGTTTTTCCGTAGCCTTCAGTTCGTCAATGAACGTGCCTACAGTGCTGTGTGAGTAACCAACACTGATCATCTTCTCAAACGTACTGACTGCACTAGAGTCCGATACAAGTGATTCTGTAGCTGCTTCGTAAAGCTTGGGACTGACATCAACTTTGGTAGTCATAAAGACCTCCTCGTTTAAGGCAACATTGCCAACATAGCTTGCTCATAACAAGCTACAGCAGCAGAAGTTACTTGGCTTTAGTCAAAGACTTTTTAGTTTTTTTGTAACCTTGTTTGTGGTAACGACCTGGACCAGATTTAGTTGCGGAAGGATTGCGATTAGTACCAGTTTTCATGTGATCTCCTAAAAGGCAACATTGCCTCATTAGCCCACATAAAGTAGGCTAATAAAGTATGCTTTTTGATACTGCTATTTGTCAAACTCAGACATTTCCCCGTCGTAGAACCAATTCAAGTATGCGTAGATACTGTGCGTGAATGATTCATCCATTTCGCAGGTTTCTTCTAGCCCTGCTTCTTCAATACTGACCTTTTCTATTTTGTCACAGTCTTCCCATTCCATTTCATCCACGAGATCAATTGTTTCTACCAAGTTCTTATTAGTCATACATTTCTCCTATAGTTAAAGTTCACCACCAGCACAATATGCAAGCCAAGCATCGTTGTATACCTGGTCTGTCACAACATAATTTAGAAAGTTATCTTCTAAATAGAATTCAATGAAGAATTGAAAGTTTGAGTATCCAATTGGCATGATTAATAAATCTCCGGGCGTGTATCCCACTTGTCAGCTTTACGTGGATATATAAAACGATCAGGTTTGTTATTAGTATCATCACCTTGGATCAAGAGTTGCCACTCGTCATCATCAAGTACTTCGTAATACTGGTTATAGAGTTGCTCTTGCAACAAAACTCTTGAAGGCATGTCGTATTGAATAACACGAGCACCTCGTTGAAACTCATCGTCACTGATACCGTGATCACACGGGCGAATATGTGCAAACCCAAACATGAAACCACCAGCATCATCGAGATGTTTTTCACTCCAACCAACTGCATTGAATCTATTAGCCACATTAAACTCCTATATAAAAATTACCAAGGGCGGCAGCGATTCCCGCCGCCACTGACCCCGGCGGGGCGCTGCTGCCCTCCCAAAAGTCTTTAAACATCGCAGCCACCATGACCAGCCCGCAGCTTGCTGCGTCTGGGCGTGGGGGATGCTGACCCCGCCTTCATTACTGATCAGAGATTGCATACCAGAAACTACGTACCCCATTTGTTACTAGAAACATTTGTAAAAGAAATAAAGTGATGTTTGAAAGAAGTTTGCGACGATAAAAAAAAGAAGGAGAACCTAAGTCCTCCTTCCTTTTACTACCTATTAGGAAGTCATTTTGTTCTTGTTACGAATCTCTTCTTTAGCTTTTGCAGCAGCTTTACGTTCTTGGTAGAAAGCAGTGATCAACTCAACCAACTGCTCGATGTCGAGAGAGACTTCTTGTGAAACGATCTCGTTACCTACGATTGAGCGAAAAGACTTTTCAACGGTACGCTCTTCACGAGCAAGCATGGTTGCTGCATCGTTGAGCAACTGCTGGGCGAGATACAACTTCATGCCAGCAGGTTGGCCCTGAGTGCAGCTATTGAATGCGTCGAAAGAAAAAGAAGACTGATATTGGTTAGCCATGATGGACTCCTATTTGCAGTTATGCCCCCTACAACGCCTATCGCTGCGGGTGGCAAAGAAAAAATATCGGCGAGGGTCACAACAGTCAATGACCGCGAAGCGGCGGCAGCTTGCTGACGGAAAGGAGTGGGTCGCCTACGGGTGGCGACGAACCACAGCAGGATAAGAATGACGAGGAAGACGAGTGCTACAAGAGGTGTGGCGACGACACGACTGCACTCATTGATTGTTGGGATACGCTGATATTATTTACTGCCACACGGAGCTAGTTAGAGGAAGGACGAGCACAATGTCTCCGGAGGCAAGCGCAAAGGTCTTATCGGAGAGATAAGCGATACGCCTTACAAAAGTCTCAGGAAAATGTTTTAGTCCAACTCAAGTGCGTCTGAGCTGAGTCCGGCTCGAAGCTGTTTGAGGACTGACGAAAGGGCAGTCTACGCCAAAAGCGATAACGTCTCTCAGTAGTGTGGGTACATAAGCTCGTCGCGTGTCGCGACCAACCCGTTGACGAACCACGGAAGTCTATATAACTAAAAGGAATAAGAACACTCCCAAGTAGAAGTAGTAGTGGGGGGAGTAAGTTGTTGAGAATGATTATCGTTCATAACTAAAAGTTATAAGCGTGAAACAATTGCGTGAAACATTGTTGTATAGCAGCAACACTATTAGTGATAAACAGTAACAATAGCTGTTACTAATAACAGCAACTGTGTTAGTGCTAAACCTATG